TTTGATCCGCATGTCCTGCAGAAGGATCGGCTCGATCGCTTTCCAGATCACACCATCTTCGACAAACCACACATCAGGATGGATCTGTTCTTCATACTCCAGCATTTTGTCAATGATTTCATCTGTCCCCCATCGGCCCTTGTCCTGATGGAAGAAGTTGAGAGTGTTGTTTACCGTCCTGCCCGCGAATGTGAACGAGCTGCGGTTTGCTTTAGCAGCCTTACTAATAGCAAAATCGACCCCAGCAGCAATCTGCACGTCCGCATCGAAGTCCTCTTCTTCCATCGGGTTGAAGTATTCTTTCTTGAGGTAGCCGTCCGTGTTGTCATAAGGATCGTTGAGGTATTCTTGGGAATAGCCAGAAGAGTCGTTATCGTCGATGTATCGCTGGCGGATTGCCTGGAGGTCGGATTCGGTGAACTGCTCCGGCCAGAGGATTTCGGAGAAATCATCATAGGCTTTGTGAGCCTTGTAGAATTTTACCTGCCAGCTCTTGTTCTCGCGGGTTTGCTTGTGGAAGCGGGCTAGTAATGAATCCTCATGCAGGATGGTCCCATGCACTCGAATCTTACCGCCTCTCCGCAGTGCCGGCATGGCAGCACGATTGAACCATTTTCTAAACTTTTCCCGTCGTTCTTTATTTTCAACTTGTTCATCATCTTCAAGATCATCGCAGACGATAAGACCTGGTCGCATACCGCGCCACTTACGCCCTCGCAGTTTCTGCCCCGACCCCCGAGCAAGTATTCGGAACTGGTGTCCATCATTGAATTCAACGATGATTTCAGTTTTGCTGTTGGTGATGAATCCTTTGATTCCGAAGTCGGTGATGAGTTCTTCATTTTCAGTTAGCTCCCGGCTGATGTCGCCCAAGTGTTCAATTGCCAATTCCTCATTAGTGGAAATGAGGATGACGTAGGATTCTACCCGGAACAGGCACGTCGCTAGGATAAAGACATGGGTGAGTGCGGAGGATTTGGCGTGACCGCGCGGGGCGATGACAGAGGCCTGCAGGGCATTCGAGCTATACAACTCCCAACCTTCCCGGTGGAATTGAGGGGTCGGTTTAGGCTCGTCAAAGCCTGAGTAGAGATAGGTTACAGCAAAGCCCTCAATGAGTTCGGCATTGAGTTCTGTTCTCTTGAGAGTTGTCTGCAGACTATTCGCCATTCGGGATTTCCTTCACTTCCACATCCACGGTGTTGGACGCTTCCGCTTCTTTTCGCTTTTGCATAGCCGCCATGATGCGCTCCGCGACCTTCTCTGAAGAGTTCTGGGGGATGTCTTCAGGAGAGATTGGCTTTTCTACCTTCTGCCCCACGCCCAGTGCCTTGATCCCGAGTTCGGCGATCTTAACTACAGTCATGTCAGGGAGAGCCTTGCCCGCTTCGAGCTTTTCCTGGAGGACAGTCAGAGAGCGAATGGTTAGGCCACGAAAGCGCTCTTCAAGAGTCATTGCATATTCGGGATTGAGTACCTGCGAGCGATGTGGATCGAGAGCGGTTTGAAAAGACTGGGAGGCAAGCACCTGCGCCACCCACGACTGCGGACGGCCGAAAATCTCTCCGAGCTGCTTCGGGCTGTAGTCAGGATTGTTGAGGATGATGTCAACCATCAGTTCTGGCGAGTAGCGAAGAGCGGAAGAGGCTGTAGGAGGGCTTGTAGATGCAAGTGTATTCGCATCAGCCATCTGTTGAATAGCTATTGCAAATTCGTCGGACATCACAGCCCCTTCAGGCCGGTTGCAGCAATGCCAAGAGCATCAAGAGCAAATGATGCAGAAGCGTCGGGTCCATCGAGAACCTCCTGGATTCGGTCTATTGCTTTGACGGTGATGCCAGACAGGCGATCTTCGATAGAACGACGGATAGCTGGATCGACCAACAAGGCCTTCCGCTCCGCGATTCGGGACTGAAAGCTATCTGCACATCGGATGTGGGAAATCCACGCTTCCGAGTAATCGAAGATCGTGGCAAGTTCCTTATTCGTGACTGTCGGCTCAGCAATAATCAGATCAATCATCGCTTCATGGGTATATTTCAGTTTCATTGCATCCCTCCAGGGGCTAATTTAACGTGAAGATAACATATTCGCACGCTACGCGCGAAGCCCCCGTGAGGTCAGCCAGCAACAACTAGGGACAGAACAACAATTCAGCGGATTTTCTACATAAATTAACAATTAGTAATCCCGGAAGGAAACCCACCTACAGCCTCGCACGCACCGCAATCGACTACCCCCTCTCGCAAACTGGCTCGCGGGTAAGGGAATAAATTATGAGAAAAACCCCTACTAAGAGAAAAAACTAACAGTAGGATGCTAGGAATTGTTATCAGTAATCGAGAGAATTGAAAAATTTCAGAAAAAATAGGATGGTGTCTTGCAAATTTTCACACCTCCTTCGGAATTTCCCCCTCCCTACCCCTCGCGCACTCCCCATTTGACATAATCACCAATTATCAACATTTGGCAGCCCGCAGCCCGATAGTGACCACTCACATACATCTAAAGCGATAGCTCTAACACACGGCCTCACATCGATGGCTGACCATGAGAGCTAGCGTGCTATGCTAATGACGGTAGTGAGTGGGAGGGGCTAGCGATTAGGTGTCACGCGTACCGTAGCTCCATGGCTGATTCATCTCCTCATTCCTCTAATATGTATTGTCAGTCGTGCGAGTTGTTCACATACGAAATGGCTTACCCGCGAGTCAGTTAGGTGAGATGGTAGTCGATTACATCCGATAGTCAGCCACGTAGAACCTGATAGATAAATATCATCGCGTTGAGGCTTGGAAAATGGTCTATATTTCTAACCGTAGTACCGCAGCATGCAACGCCCGAAATGCGGTATGCAACCAACCGGAGATTGAAATGAGCAACGGCGTAATCACTAGTGATGAGTTGATGGCAATGTTCCCGGAACTCGGATTCGAACTGCCCTGCGAGTTCGTGATTGATGATGGCTCGTTCGGGGTATCCATGCGGGGGTTCTACACGCCGTCTGAACTTAAAATGATGTGCAAGCAATGTGAACATGCCAACACGGTGTTTGATCGGTGCCCGCGTACGAAAGAAGCACGTGACGCATTGATCACGGCAAATGAGCGGGCAAAGGAGCTGAACTATATGTTTAGTGTGTTAAGTAAAAATCACATCGCACATATCAACTATGCATCGGATGTGATTGAAGTTAGAGACGAACGTAATACGGGTAAAGGGCAGACTTATTGGGCCACGGTGGAAATCCGGGATGAGAAGGAGCTGGATCAATTTCTGTACGGTAACAATTAAAAGGAGATAGAAATGTTCGCAATCGGGTCTCTGGTTCGGGTTGTGTGTAGTGCGCATGAGGCAAACGACGCGTGCGGTTATGTCGTGCTCGCGGAATCTGACGAGACGGGTGAGCGGTATCTCGTAAATTTCAGGACGACTTTCGGTGAGTATGCAGATTGGATTCACGGCGACCTGTTGGTAGAGGGGAAATAGCATGCAACATCAATTCATCGCTTGGGTAGACGGGGTTTACTACATCACCCGTCCGGTTGTTCACGTAACGAAGGGGGCGTCATGAGAAAGTACCAAATCACCGTGCTCGCCGCACCTATCGCGGGCAGTGGTATTACGACTCACGAGTATAGGGCTGAAGCGGCGGAGCAAGCTGTAAAGGATTTCTGGGCCGATGTAGAGGCATTCGGATTGGACGTGTCCGCTGTTATTAGTGTGGTGGGGGTGCTGTCATGAAACAAATTCTTTTCGGCGTAGTTCTCCTAGTCGTATGTGGAGTCGCCAATGTCTACGCATCCAACGCATCCGCCAATCACGGGCACCACGGCGGTGGCAATAGCGGCGCACTAGGATCGGCTGCGCACGGCTCGCAATCGGGAGCTAGTAGCAATGGCGGGGGGAATGGTGGCAATGGTGGCGCGGGGGATTGCGACTTCGCGCATTATGTGTTGTGTGGGAAGGGGAATTGAGATGTTCTACGCTGAATTCGGGGTGACTGTCTACGCGACCCACCGCTCGTTACACCTCGCTATCCGCCATCGGTGTTACGAGGTGTGGTGCAATGTGAGGTTCCTGCATTGCGTGAGCTATGATGATGTAGTGTGGTGTTAGGCTGAGAGTGCGAGTTTCCACCCGCGATTGCTAATTAGTAAAGTATGGGGGAAACCCCGATAGGAGGCTGTATGGACGAGCAATCGAATTGGGAGTACTGGAAAGGGGAGTGGAAATTGTGTCGTGATGACACCCTCGAAACTCTCCACGGCATCTATACATTCGTCATGGTCATGGCAATGCTTGTCGGTGTCATAGCGTGTTTGAAATTTGTGTGGTATCTGGTATGAAACACCACTCCCACTCAATCGGATGGCGGCGCGCGAATCGGCACGACATCCCGCTATGGAAAGAATTTCTCGCACTCGGAGCATGCTACGTGTTGTGCATCGGGCTGGTCGTGACCGTAGTCATCATGATGTGCAAATAGTTGTAGAGAGTGCTTGCAACTCTCAGTCTTTTGCTCTAATGTATCTCCATGCGACGGGATAATGTACCTCGCAAAACGGTAGTGGGACCGAATCCCTCATCTGCTTAAAAGAGGCTCAATCATGGCAATCGTATCCAGCAAGAAGTCCACAATCTCCGCTGACGTCTACCTCCCGAAAATGACGCTTACACTCAACTTCTCAAACGGGAAAGAGATTGTCGTAGATGCCAACGTACTCAATGACGACATCCGCAACATGGCAATTCTCCACGGGCTGAAGCAAAAACTCGTAGATGCTGCAGCGATCTCTCGGAACCTCGACACCGGCGCATCGGCCAGCGTGGATGACAAGTACCTCGCGGTGAAGAAAATCGCTGATCGGCTCGCCTCGCCGGACGGCAAGTGGAATGAGAACCGGGCGAGCGGTGAGGGCACCACATCCACAGCGGGCGTGAACAACATCCTGCTCCGCGCTCTCATGAAAATGACTGGACGTGACGAGTTGTATGTTCGTGATTACCTCTCGGCAAAGACCAAAGAGCAGCGCGCCGCGCTTCGCAAAAACCCTCGTGTGGTGCAAATTATGGCGGAACTGCAGGCCGCTACGGTCGTGAATGGCGTCAACACGGACGATCTGCTCAATGAGTTGGGCATGGAGCCGCAGCCGGATGAAAACGCGGGGGATGGTTCGGGGATTGAAGCGGACATCGCAGAGCAACCCACTCCGGTTGCCGCGAAACTCAACGCACGCACGAGCAAGAAGAAGCTCGTTTCCATCTCCGAATAGCCCAAGCACCGATCCCACGCCCATAGTTCTGCATTGCGGAGCTATCCGCGTGGGATTAAAATAAACCTGCCCCCGGCGGGGATGGAGTCGAAAATGAATTCGAATGTGAGTGAGGGGGTTGTGGTGTTCATTCGCTACATCACCTACAAAAAACATTGTGCTAGGGAATGCACGCAACCTGTTAGCTATGCGGCATGGATGTGGCTGCGGGGGCTGATCGACGTGCGGCCCTACTAGGAGATTGCCTATGTTCCTAATCCGTTTCATCGTTGCCATAATAATGTTTTTCTCTGGCCTTTTCTGGCTATTACAACACGGGTATTTCTAAGGGGAAATCGGGGGGCCGATAGTTTCACGTGAAACAAACTGGAGGCTCACATGCACCAATATCAAGTGATTGTGGAAACGAGCGGTCATCGGTTGTTTGAGACCAATTGGGTGACGGGTAGGGATAGCGTAGAGCCGTTAGCGATGTTGCTCGCGTCCCTCTTCCCCGAACCGACCTACCGCGTATCGGTGATGCATCGTATGGTGGATTTGACAGCAACGGAATGGGGTGAGTTTGTAGTCGCGGCTCACTCTTAATTTAGGAATATCCCACCGGGATTACTAATTTGTAATTTCGGTGGGAAATTGGAGGCTCAGATGGCAGAAGAACGACACATAGCAACGATGGAACAATGGCAACGTCCGGTCTCCCCGGCAATCACGGAACAACTCTGCAAAACCGTAGCCGATCACGAAACCCGGCACAAATCCCTACGAGAGGTGTGTGAGAATCGCTACCAGCTCGCTCTCGCATCCACCCCTAACAGCATGTCCGATCAGGAGAAATTCCTATGGCGGATGGGGTTTGCTGAAGGCATGTCGGTGGTATTGGAATACATCAAATCGGCCGGACCTGCGCCGCGTTAGCTATTCCGATATCTCGCTATCAACCAACTCACGGCCCCGCTCTAGGGGCCGATTTACTTGCTGGTTTCATTAACTAGGGTAAACCTGCTACCATCCGAGGAAATGCCGGGACCATCGATCATGTTCTCGGGACCATCCGCCATTTTCGGGAGTTTTCAGGTATGCCACGCTCAACACAATTGAAGGATTTCGGCCCAGAATTCGAGGAAGTTCTACGTCGCGTAGACAAAGCTATGCATGAAGGTAGGGCCGAATTCTCGATTGACTTTGCCGAACAGAAGATTGCCCACTCCCTTCGCTTTCGAATTCTCAAATATTTTAAAGCTCTGCGTTCGTGTGGGGACCGCCCGGACCTCGTGCCTATGTGCGAACACCTCTCTATGCGCGTAGCCGGTTGCACGCTCCATTTCTACCGTCGCGGTGACGATAAGGACGCTGCGGCCCTCCGAGATGCCCTAGGAATCGACCGACAAACGCCAATCAACCATCCCTCAACCCTAGATAGCAATCTCGAATTGCTACGGCAAATCCGCAAAACGAAGGACTAACGGCAGGCGGTTGACATCCGAATTGCTCTGCTCTATAGTTGACCCCATCGAATCAACGAACAACCGGCAACCGGGCCGACTCCCGGAACAACCAACCTGGAGTAAGTAACAATGACGGAACATGTTGAAGTGGGCACGACAGCAACCACGAAGGCAAAGCGCGAAGTGAAAACCATCGTCATGACGGATGGTCGTGAGGTGGAGTTTGCAGGCAAGCGCCGACTGCTCAAGACCGCAGATATTTCGGAAGATGGCTTCGACGTGACGATCCGCCTGGATTTCGTAAATGGCGAAACGCGCAGCCTGAAGCTCGCAGCGAACAAGCCCCTCTTCGCGAAGTTTGCCGCTCATGGCATGCTGCAAAAGCTCGGTGATGAAGTCGCAGGTCTGGAAGATGTGGAAGACATGGTGATCGCCGAAGAAGAACTCATCGCGCGACTGGAAGCTGGTGAGTGGGGTGCGGAGCGCACGAAGAGCGAAAGCTCGGCAATGGCTGGTCTTTCGGTTCTCGCGAAAGCTCTGGTTGAAGTCTCCGGCAAGACCGCAGAACAGGTTAAGAGCTACCTGAAGAGCAAGACCAATTCGGAGAAGCTGGCCCTGCGCGCTAATCCGACGATCAAGCCGATCATTGAGAAGCTGGAAGCCGCGAAGAAGCAAAAGCCGAAGGGTGAGGCGGTGGACACGGATGCGTTGCTGGAAGAACTGGGTGGTGGTGACGAGTAAGATCCGCGAAAGCGGAGGCAGCGGGCCGTAGCTGATAAAAGGACGGCTAGGTGGTAACTCCCGAATGTAGTGCGACCCAGACTTCGCGACCTGGGACGGGCCGACGAAACCCTTGGACACGTACCTCGGCCCCCTAATTTGCAGTAATAGGGAAAGAATTGAGCCTCCTTTCCATCCGCCTTACTGCTCCAAAAGCCCCTTTCGCCCCCGCGTCAGGGGCTTTTCCTATTTCCCACCGCTATTACTAATTAGTACTTTCTGCGGGAAACTCTCTAGAAAACTGGATTGCAATTTCCACATACAAAACTCATAATAAAAACTCATTCGGAGGCTCACTCATGACAATCGATTCGGCTATAGACGAATTCGCAGACCTCGATTCCCTTCTCGGGGAATCCGTAGACCTGCAAAAGAAGCAGCGCGAACAAAAACAAGGCATCAAAGCCTCCCGCAAGGGGGCAGTCCTCCCCAAAACGGCCAGCTGGATGACCGGGCCGGAAGTAGAAGCCCACTATAAGGACGTCCAGAAGATCAAGGACCGTGCGGAAGGCTGGTCCAACATCTCCGCAGTACTCTTAATCCATTCCCAAGTGTGTTCCACCTGCCATTCAGAGCACCAACGCGTGGAAGGTGTCTTCATCAAGAAAGAACACCTTCGCTTGCGGGCGATCAGCTACCTCACCCCTAAGGACTCTTTCGAACTCTCCCGACTTTCTAGGGAGGTGGAAATCCGCCCGCAGTATGTTTCTATGTGCCCGGCTTGCTACGAATCGCAGGGCTGGTCTGGTATCCCTATTTCTCTTAAGGAGTAGCCCGCATGGGACGCCCCCGTAAAACCTCCGCTCCGCAACGTGTCGGCATTGTCCTGCCGGACCACCTCGTAGCGCGTATCGACTCCTACCTAACCTCCGAGGTGGAGAACCGAATCCCTCATGGGGTGAAATCAGCTTTCTTTGAGCAATTGGTTCGAGAATACTTCCAAAAGCTGGATGGGACTTTTTCGGAGATTGAAGAATCGCTGGAGATGGTGAAATGACGGACGAAAAGACTGCCGCTCCCGCGAAATCGTGCGGCGACGCCGAGCAAGCAGACGAGGCGGTGACTGATGACGTATTTGGCTGGCTCGAAACAGAAGTCACCGCAATTTCGTGCCGCTATCACGGCGACCCGTCATATGACCATGACGCTTACTGGATGCGAGATCGCGTCGTGAAGCTGATCGGGGAAGCTCGCAACTTGTTCGTCGAAGCGATGCGCGGCGAGGACGCCGCAAAGGGGGCGATAGGGGAGCGGGAAGCTTTTGAGGCGGCTCTGTATGTCGCCGAGCAGCGCTTACGCAAGATCAGCGAACTGATGGCCGAGGGGCACGACTTCATCGACAAAGGCCGCACCGTCGAAATTTGGGCGGATCAAGCCCGCGCCGCCCTCACCGCCGGAAAGGTGGTGCAAGCGGAGAAGAAGTCATGAAAGTCACCACAGCCGAATATGCCTCTATAATCAAAGACTCTCGAACAGTCGCCCGTAACCGGCTAGAGGCAATGGTTAAGCGCGGCCAGGCAAAGAAATCAATTCGCCCCAATGTTGTTGTTTTTAATCTCTTGGGGGCGAAGGTGAAACATGCTGATGTGATTGAATATGAACTTTTAACTGAAGAGAACTTGGAGGTGGTGAAATGAGAACTGAAATCTTAAATCAGATCGAAAAAGAAAGAGAGAGGCAGGATCTTAAATGGGGAGGCCCTGCCCATGACGATAGGCACGATGAGCGAGACTGGCTTCATTATTTGGAACATCAGCTGTTTGGTTATGTGAGAGCCTCCACTATTTGGGAAGGTAGGGCTAGATTACTCAAACTTGCCGCTCTCACTGTCGCAGTTATAGAATCCATTGACCGGCAGGAGAAAAAATGATCCCCCTCGAACGACGTGATGCTGCAGTTTCCTGCTGGCTCAAGCCTTCCGACCTCGGCAAAACCCCGCATGGAGCAATGGATTTCCGAAACTGCTCCATGTGGTCAGTCACAGAACACAAGCCCCAACCGAACACTGTGGTTTACATCTCTGGGCCTGTGACCGATATTGAAGACAACAATCGCCCGCAATTTCTCTTTGCACAGCAGATGCTCCTATCCGCTGGCTGTTCCATCTTCAACCCGATCCACATTGAAGGACCGATTGACCCCTTGCGGGGAGATGCTATGCACCAGTACTACATGCATTTCTGCGTCCGCGCTCTCCCCGAATGTGATGCAATTTTTCTGCTCCCGGATTGGCAGAACTCAAAAGGAGCTAAGTGGGAAAAGAAAATTGCAGATATGTTGGGGTTGAGTGTTTATTACGCACCGGTACTGGAGGAATCGAAATGAAAATAGAGAGAGAATTTTCTCCAATCACGCTAACTCTCGAAACTGAGCTGGACAGAAACTTACTTCTCTGGATGGCAGAATTTGCAATGCAGACTGTGCGAGCAGAGAGGGACCCCGAAGTCAAGGATTGGTTGAAGCATCTTACTAAATTTTTGTAATCCTTCCACCACCGCAAGCGGTGACAGTTAACTTTTAAGGCTCACTTTTCATGAATCATGAAGAAATCCTCCAAGCAGGGGCGGACTCGTCCCTCTACCAGCAAGAAGCCCCGTTCCAATTCATCTCGGAACAGCTCAAAGCAATCGAAGAACTCCTTACCTTCATCAGCAGCCCCCTCCTCACCAATTGGTGTTTCTGCTTCCGTGGATATGCAGGCACAGGGAAAACCTCTTGCATGCGGGAGGTCGTCCGCCGAATTGGGGCGTCTAATGTGCGAATTTCTTACACTGCTCCAACAAACAAGGCAGCGAAAGTCCTTCGCGAGGTCGTGGGCCAAGCCTGCACGATCTATTCGCTGCTCGGATTACGAGTAGACAAGAATGGGGAGACTAAGCAAATTGCCCATGGGAAGCCAGTGGACTTGTCAGATACTGATGTGATTGTGGTCGATGAAGCCTCCATGGTCAACGAGCATCTCTTCGGACTCTTGGGCGACATCGCTGACAAGTTCGACCTGAAGGTAGTCTTTATGGGAGACCCGGCGCAGCTACCCCCTGTAAAGGAATCCGAATCCCTAGCCCTACGTGGTGATCTGGGCGTGCAACTCACCCGAGTAATGCGACATGACAACCAAATTCTCTCCCTCGTTTCTGATATTCGTCAGGTCATCTTCAGCCCGTCTCCGTGCGTCAGCATCAAATCAGACAACGACGGGCAGGAAGGGGTCTGGAAGCTTTCCAAGATGGACTTCAAAAAGCAGATCTTCGCTGCAGCTGCTCGGGGGGAATTCGCGGATGGTCGCACTACAAAGGTTATTAGCTGGAGAAACGTCAAAGTTGACGAGTACAACCAGATTGCGCGAACAGCTATCTTCGGAGCCGAGGCACAACCAGGATTCTTTCTGGTCGGTGATCGCGTGGTGGCAGCTGGTCCTTGTGAGCGCAATGATGAGTTGCTTCTGCATACCGACGACGAGGCGATAGTTGAAGGGGTGATTGAGTGTAAGCATCCGCTGGAGCCGAAGTATCACGCGTTGGAGCTGAAAGTCCGGCGGGAGGATAACCAAGTCGTCCGGTTGCTGGTAATCCATCCGATAAGCAAACAGCAGCATGATAACGACTGCCAGCTGCTTGCGCATGAGGCGCAGGCAAATCCAAAGCTGTGGAGAAGGTTTTGGGATCTGAAAGACCTTTTTATGGATGTCAGATTCGCTTACGCAATTACCGCTCATAGGTCACAGGGCAGTACATATAGAAATGTTCTCGTAGACTACTCCGATGTCTTATATAATCGCAATCGGAGGGAGGCTTTTCAGTGTTTATACGTGAGTTGCTCTAGAGCACAGAAAAAACTGTATTTGGGAGGTTGATATGGGAGGTAAAACTCCGTGGAGAGAGCTGCATAGAAAAGCCTATGATTGCTGGGTAAATATGAGGCAGCGATGCAACAATCCAAAGTGTCCTGTCTATCCCTATTACGGGGGCCGGGGTATTTCAGTTCACCCAGATTGGGATCTATTCCCCCAGTTTTTAGCTGATATGGGTGATCCGGCCGAAGGTCTAACTTTAGAAAGGCTTGATAACAGTAAAGGTTACGCAAAGAGTAATTGCCATTGGGCAACTATGGCAGAACAGAACGACAATAAAAGAGTTCAAAAAGTAAGGAACGATAGTGTTTCAGGTGTTAAAGGTGTAAGCATAAGAAAAGATGGGTACATTATAGCTATGACGCCCCAAAAATTCGGCTCCAAGCTCTTGTATACAGGCCGGGATTTGGAAGCTGCTATAGCTGCCAGAAAGAATTGGGAATTAACTCAAACTAAAACTGAATAGACATGGGTTTCCCCCATAGATTACTATTTGTTAATCCCGGTAGAAAACCAATTTGAGGAACTTTATGGCATCCGAATTGATTAACGAGCAAATCCAGGATTGGCGAGCCCGCGCAGCTCTCGGCCAGCTCTCAATCGAAGAAATGAAGCTTGCAATCGAGGCAATCCGCAAGGAGCGCGCGCAGCTGGAAGCTCCGAAACCGAAGGCGCGCGCTGCGTCGGGAGCTGCCAAAGCCCCGAAGAAGCAAAAACCGGAGGATGTGAACTCCGATGATCTGCTGAAGGAATTGGGTATTTAACCGTAGTACAACTACAGAGGCTCAAAATGCAGCAATCTCAACAAATGTTCATTCACGTAGATGAGCAAATGTACTACGACAGTGAAAAAGACAAATACGAAACGAAAATAGTCTATTCAGCTTCAACTGCTGATATGACTGAATATGGTTGGGTGATGCTTCCAGAACCTCAAACTTTTACTTTCGAGGTGCCAGATAGTTTTGACTTCAAGGCAGGTAAAGCAAAAGCTGTTCAGGTAGAAATGCAGATAGTGCGGGCAGAGTTTCAGAAAAAGATTACAGAATTGCAATCGGTGTACAACAGTCTTCTGGCGATTGAGGGCTAGGATATGCAAAAATTCCGCCCCATGTTCCCGAATGCTCTGGACTCTACTTTAATTGCGGCCTTCAGAGCATGCCCCCAGAAATTTTTCCTGAGCTATATTGAGCACTGGAAACCGGTAGCTAAGTCTGTGCATTTGGTCGCCGGTGGTGCATTCGCCTCAGCCATCGAAGCAGCCCGCGAAGCTTTCTACGTCGATGGCAAGTCTGACTCTGATGCTGAAGCGATCGGCATGACAGCTCTTATCAAGAGCTACGGGGATTTTGATTGCCCACCAGAATCGGCAAAATCCCTCGAACGCATGCTCGGAGCTTTCGAATTTTATCTCTTCAACTACCCATTAGGGGGCGATGGTGCGGAGCCGATTACTCTACCCAGCGGTCGCAAAGGCATCGAATTCTCGTTCGCAGAACCACTCAAAATCAACCATCCTGTTACTGGGAATCCCTTACTCTATACGGGACGTTCCGACATGGTTGCTAATCGACACGGAACAGGCATCTGGAACTACGACGAAAAAACCACGTCGGCGCTAGGTGCTACATTCGCCCGTCAGTGGGAGACGCGATCACAGTTTACAGGCTATAACTGGGCGTTGATGCAACAGAGTATAAAACCTCAGGGGACTATTGTTCGGGGTGTCTCAATTCTAAAGACAAAATACGACACGATGGAGGTTCCCACGTACCGATCCCCTCATGAGATTGCCCTGTGGGAAAAGCAAACCCTGCGAGATATCCGCAGGATGATTCAATGTTGGGAAGAAGGATACTGGGATTATGACCTCGACGGAGCTTGTACAGAATATGGCGGCTGCCAATTTCAGCGAATTTGTAAATCCAGTACGCCTGACGAATGGCTGCCAGCCCATTTCGTGCAAAGAGTGTGGGACCCCTTAGAGCGTGCCGAAATATCTGTTGCTGACTACGAAGCCAACTGGGGATTCACGCGTCCAGAAGGTGCTCCACCTGCCCCTCAATTGCCCGGCGTGTTCGCAGGCGACTCGAAGGCTCTCGGAGATGAGTTGCGCGGACTTCTCGGGTAGTTGTTATGGCTTATATCCGCCACTTTTGGGTCTCTGGGGATTATTTGGGATCTTCTGAGGACTCCCTCCGATTCGTTCACGCTGAAGCCCAGCAGCCGCAGCCCTACGCAATGTTCTGCCCTACGTGCGGAGAAATATGGGCGAGGATGCCGGTGGACGGCTCAACGCGGGAATGGCGGATCATCGGCGGGCATTGCGAGCAACACCCCGGCCCGTCCCGTTACGTGATCCCCGGTTCTTTGATTTTAAATTGGGAACCGGAGCTAACTGCGATCCTACCAGAGGATGTCATCCGAAGGGAATTTGAATTGCACCTACGATTGTGGGATAAGGAGATGGCCAATGGCCGAGAACTGGAAAAAACCTGAAGAAGATAACATGTCGATCGGGGAGTTGGCAGAGTGGCTGCAAAACCTCCCTGATTGCCTGCAGCATCTTCCAGTAACAGCAGTCTGTGGGGAGTTGTTGGTCTCCCTCCACCCACGCCGGTTTTTCTTCACCGATGGGGAGAGGTACTACTCCGATAAGATCCTAGAAGGGATGAAAACCTTCAACGGGATTTCACTTGAAATTGACGCGAATCCGAACCTATGACAACTATTGGCGAAATTGTGACAGCGGCAACGGCTCCTGATGAAATTGCACTATCGGGAGTTAATGTGTTGCTGATGGGTCCGGCGGGCACAGGGAAAACCCACAGTATCGGCACGCTGGTCGAAGCATCCCCAAAGCTGCAAGTTTTCTATCTCGGTCTTGAGCCGGGCTTGGAAACCTTGCAGGGATTTTGGAAGGATAAGGGAAAGCCTGTCCCGGAGAATTTCCATTGGCATCAATTGGCTGCTGCTAAAGCCTCCTTCACCGACCTTCTGGAAAATGCTAAACGGGTCAACACTATGTCATTGGAGACTCTGGCAAAAGCTAACGATCCAAACCGTAGTAAGCATAATCGATTTATCCATATGCTGGAGATTTTGAATAACTTCGTAGACGATCGGACGGGGAAAAACTACGGGGCTGTGGATGAGTGGGGCACAGATAAGGTCCTCGTAATTGATGGGATGGCAGGGCTCGCCCACATGGCCATGTCTTTGGTAGTTGGTAATAAACCTGTCCGTAACATCAGCGATTGGGGCATAGCTCAACAGCAGATCGAACAAATCATCCGACTATGGACAGACGCATGCAAGTGCCATTTTGTCTTAATTGCCCACGTAGAACGCGAGAAGGATGAAGTATTGGGGGGTATCAAATTGATGGTATCCACGTTAGGAGCAAAACTAGCCCCGAAGTTGCCCCCAATGTTCAGTGATTGCATCTTGACCGAACGTTCTGGGACTTCCTGGACTTGGAACACAGGATCGGCACAAGCGGACGTAAAAACTAGAAATCTACCAGTTTCAGAAAAACTGGCTGCGGATTTCAAACCCATCATTGAGAAGTGGCAAAAACGAGGTGGGGTGATTTAACTTGTCAGTGTATTTCCCCCCGCGATTACAAATTAGTAATTTCGGTAAATAACTCCTACTACAGACTCTGACACTCTGCAAAAACTTTGTTGATACATAAATTTTACCTGGTATACTGACATAAACTACGGCAAAATAGGTAAAATTATGATGGATCATTCAACACGGTCTAGATTTCTGCGGTATATACCAATTGGAGGTGCAGATGAATGTTGGGAATGGAAAGCTTCTTGCACTACCGGCGGTTATGGGCAGTTCGGTTTTGATGGGAAAAATCACCTAGCCCACAGACTTCAGTATGAAGAGGTTTTCGGAGAAATTCCAAAAGGGCTAGTTATAAGGCATAAATGCCACAACCGAAAATGCGTGAATCCTAACCATCTTTTATCAGGAACTCAAAAAGATAATATTCAAGATGCTGTAGCAGAGGGTAGAATGTCTATTGGTTCTAGAAATGGAAGATCTTTACTCACAGAAAGGGAGGTCTTAGAGATTAGAGAATTGCACCATTCAAGGATGGTTTCTTTACGAACCTTAGCTGATAAGTATGGTGTAAGTAATGGCGCAATACAAAATATCGTATATCGTCGTAGTTGGCAGTACCTGTAAAAAGAACCGAGGCCGATGCCAAAGTTTTCCATTTAATTTTTAGGAGAAATACCTTGTTCGACGCAGATAGCTTCCTTAATTCCGCAGTCTCCGGCGCAAACTCCACGAAAGTTGTCCCGTGCCCGATTGGCGAATATCCCGCAGTGATCGACAAAATCTCTGCACGTCAGTGGCAATCCAAAGACGGCACAAAAACGGGCGTAGCCTTGGATGTTAGCTGGTCAGTCGAAGACGACTCTGCCAAAGTAACTACCGGTCGGGATATCGTCAACGTCCGACAAGGCATCATGCTGGACCTCACCCCGGACGGTGCGGTTGACACGGCGGAAGGCAAGAACGTCGCCCTCGGTCGTTTGCGTGCGGCAGTCGGCCTCAACGATCCGTCGGTTGAATTCGCATTTAATCAGCTGCCGGGCCATATGGCTAAGGTGAAAGTCTCGCAACGCCCGGATGACCGCGACCCGGAGATTGTCTACGCGCAGGTGGATGCTGTAACGAGCTTGGGCTAAACGGCTCCCCACCGACAATCCGCCCTTCGGGGCGGTTCTTCCTGAATATAACAAGCAAGGCTCAGAAATGTCGATTAAACCTACCATCGGCCGTCAGGTTTGGTTCTACCCAGACGCCCGTGACATCGAAAATGGAGTTGATTTTCGTTTTCAGCCACTAGCAGCGACTGTAGTATACGTCCACAATGATTTGTTCCTTAATCTCCAGGTATTGGATGCTGTGGGGCAATCTTGGCTGTTTGAAGATATCCCCCTGTTTCAAACCGATAAACCCTGGGATTATACCGGGCGTTGCTGCCAATGGACGCCCTATCAGCGCCAACAAGCTGCTGTGTATTCCTGTGCTGAGGGCGAAAAACCGGCAGATGCTAGAAACCACCAAACAAACTGGACTTTGTAACCATGCTCGCCCTCTTCATCGCCGTGTTTGTGCTAGTGAAGCTTGACGCGCAATGGCCGTGGTGGGCAATTTTCGCCATGGTCGTGTTTTGCACAGCTGTCATGGCGTTAACTAAGCAAGGGTAATTAACACCTACCCAAACCCCAAGGGAGCCTCTGCGCTCCCTTTTCCACTGAAACCCTCCACACGAACTAGGACTCCCTAGTATGCAAGCTCAACTAATCAAAACATCTGATGTCATCATTGACCCTAACCGGCAGCGCAGGGAATTCAACTCGCAAGACCTAGCCGAACTAGCGGCGGGCGTTCGTATGCACGGCCTCATGCATGCGATTGTTCTCCGGGAGCGTGATGGCGCTATGGTTCTCGTCGCGGGAGAACGCCGAATGCGTGCCGTGGCTGAGGTGCGAATGCTCGGCGGCGAGGTCCGCTATAATGAGGAGGTGATACCTGATGGATTCCTACCCTACGTTACCCTCGGCCAGCTCTCGCCACTCGAAGCAGAGCAGGCGGAACTTGATGAGAACTTGCAGCGAAAAGACCTCACATGGCAAGAGCGATCTGCCGCCCTCGCCCGTCTTCATAATCTTAGAAGTAAGCAAGCTCAAGCTGAGGGCCGCGTCCATACTGTTGCTGATACGGCAGTTGAGGTCAAGGGTCGCTCTGACGGGAACTTCCAAAACACAGTCCGAAAGGACATCATCGTCAGCAACTACCTCCACATCCCTGAGGTAGCCAAAGCCCGCACGGCTGACGAGGGGTTTAAAATCCTCAAAAAGATGGAAGAAGCGAAGAAGCATAAGGAACTTGCCAAGCAAATCGGTTCTACCCTCACGCACGAATCCCATAAGATTTTCAACACGAACTGCATCTCATGGATGCTTTCCACTGACCCGGAGCAATTTGATGTTATTCTCACAGACCCACCTTACGGGATGGGAGCAGATGAATTCGGTGATAGCGCTGGAAAGATGGGTGGAATTGAACACCACTACAGAGATGATTACGAATCTTGGCGATCTCTCATGGCAGAATGGGCACCGTTGGCCTACAGGGTGGCAAAACAGGAGGCTCACGCTTATGTCTTCTGCGATCTCGACAATTTTCACGAACTCAAGAGAATTATGCAAGGAGCCGGTTGGTGGGTCACCCGTACTCCGTTTATCTGCACCAAGCCCAACTCTGGTCGCGTCCCCCACCCCGAACACGGCCCCCGTCGCCAATGGGAGATGATCCTCTATGCTATCAAGGGCAAGAAGAAAACACTTGGAATCTATCCAGATGTTATCACGACCTTTGCGGATCCAAATACTTCCCACGGGGCTCAGAAACCAGTGGCTCTGTACAGCGATTTGCTCAAAAGAAGCTGTCGACCAGGAGATAGAGTCCTCGATAGCTTCGCTGGCAGCGGCACCATATTTCCTGCTGCACATGCTGCCAAGATACTAGCGACAGGCATCGAACTCAATCAGCAATATTACGGAATTTGTCTCCAAAGATTGCAAGGATTGGGAAGCATTGATCCTGCAGAGCAAGGCAAGGCCTTGATGGCGGAACTAAACCAGCTTAAGGAGTAGCACATGCCCCTCGAATCAGCGAAAACTCGGCTCTGGAAGTGGGAGCCGGAGAAGGTAATCATCGGAACGCATGATGACGCGGTGATGATCCTGCCGGAGGATTGGGCACCACAACAATTCCATATCCGATTGATTGCGTGTCGTAACCTCTGCAAGCGCACGCTGCAAAAACATTGCACAATGAATGAACCAAAATAATTAGGAGTTGGTCATATGGCTCAAATGACGGTAAGTGCAAGTGGACCTCTGAACGCGAAGATAATGGTTGTCGGAGACTACCCAACGGAGCAGGATCTTCGTCGTGGGGAGCCCTTCATCGGGGGCGGGGGATTTGAACTCACCAAGATGCTGCAAGAGGCAGGCATCCGTCGTGATGATTGCTACATGACCCTCGTCATGAAATCTCGCTGCTACCCCAATGAACTGCACATTATAGAAAAGAAAAAGGACCGCCAGCCGAGTCACATCTACTTTCAGGGGCAGTTCATCACGCAGAAGCTCTATGATGCGTGCATGGCGATTCGTGATGAGGTGGAGCGCGTCAAACCCAACGTGATTTGCACCGTTGGGGATTTGGCATTGTTCGCGTTGACTGGCCAAACATCCAGCTACAACTACCGTAGCTCGATCATGGATTCGTTGTTGACACCAGGGTATAAGGTCATCCCGACGTTGAAGGTGGATTTGATCCATCTGCAATACGCTCGCAGACCCTGGATGGTTCACGATTTCAAGAGGGTGAAGAAGGATTCACTGACTCCGGGGCTTTTTCACCGTGATTACTCTCGATTAATCGCAGTAGATAATTCGGCTGAGTGGTTTCAATTGATGTGCGAGCGTTTGGAATGGCTGCACGATAGAATAGATTTGAGTGAAGGTGACTTTCCAGTATCTTGCGATATCGAAACACGTTCGGGACATATCACTTGTCTGTCTTTCGCGTGGGAACCGACCAAAGGACTGTGCGTACAATTGAGCCCTCTCAGAAATCCTGAAGGATTTTGGGACCCCAAACAAGAGTCAGAACTTGTTCATAGAATTTGTGCAATCCTCACACATCCGAAAGTTCTTCTGGTCGGCCAAAACTTCAACTACGATCTCCAATACATCCACCGTCATTGGAGCATTCTCCCCACGAACGTAGCTGACACAATGCTCATGCAGCATTCCTGCTTTAGCAGCTTGCCAAAGAACCTCGGGTTTCTCTCCTCAATGTACTGCGACGACCACCTCTACTGGAAGGATGACCGCACCGACTGGAAAGAAGGTGAGGACGGTGAGGACGAGATGAAGTATTGGGAGTATTGCGCGACAGACAGCTGCCGCACTCTCGCTGTCTATCATGTCCTCAAGTCTGTCTTAAAAGGCATGGGACTTGAATCCGTCAACTCCTTCCAGCAATCCCTACGACCGAAAGTTCTCAAGTCAATGATCCGTGGTGTGCGGGTGGATCAACAAAAACGGTCCGACCTATCACTCACTCTCATGCGAGAGGCGGAAACCCGCAAACATTGGATGCGTGAGGTACTAGGCTATGAAATCAACTACCGCTCTCCCATGCAAATGCAGGATTTCTTTTATAGGCAGATGGGCCTTAAAAAGATTACTTCTCGAACCAGGGGAGTCACAACAAATGATGCGGCTCTTCAGTCTCTTGGAGCCCGTGAGCCAATTTTGTGGCCTGTCATACGCAAGATCTCTGAACTTCGCTCTTTGGGAGTGTTCCATTCCACTTTCGTGCTGGCTCCCCTCGACGCGGATCGCAGAATGCGTTGCTCCTTCAACATTGCCGGTACGGAAACCTACCGCTTTTCATCCAGCAAGAACGCATTCGGCAGCGGGATGAACATGCAGAATATCCCCAAAGGCGGGGAGACTGCAGATGCTGGGCTAGAACTACCGAACATTCGAAATATTTTCATCCCGGATGAAGGCCACACCTTCTTCGACATCGATCTCGATAGTGCCGACCTCCGAATTGTTACCTGGGAATCCGGCTGCGAATGGATGAAAGAAAACTTCAAAGCTGGCCGCAAGCCCTATGTGGAAGTGATGAAGGAATACTACCATGACCAAAGTATGTCGAAGAACTCGCACCCACGCGAGTATGCGATGTTTAAATCCCTGTGTCACGGGACAAACTATCTCGGCACAGCGGAAGGTATTGCTCCTAGGATCGGGCTCAATGTACATGAAACTGAGCGTATCCAAAAATGGTACTTTGGATTATGTCCTGAGATTGCCAAGTGGCAAAGTGATATCAAAAAACAGGTTTCCTCACGACGATACGTGGAGAACGCTTTTGGCTATCGGAATTACTTTTTCGACAAAATCGAAGGGACTATCTTTAACCAGGCTATCGCTTGGATACCGCAGTCATCTGTCGCTTGTCTCATTAATCGCGCATATGTGGCTATCGACGATGCCTACGGTGATTGGATTCAGATCTTACTACAAGTCCACGATTCGCTCGCGGGGCAGTTTCCGACTTCTAGGAAAGACGAGGCATTAGAACTGATTCGCAATGCGGCATCAATTGCAATACCATATGAAGATCCCCTCTACATTCCGGTGGGGGTGGTGTCCAGTGAAAAATCTTGGGGAGAGTGTGGCTAATGTACTCCTATTTCGTTTTCCTCTCAATGAATGACGGCACCTTCATCCAGCTAAATGTCTGCTCCGGGCTCGAACCAGAACAAGTCGCAGTATGGCTTGCCGAATTCTTCAAAGCTGTAGACGCTCGGCTGAAAGCCTTACACAAACCAGAAAGGACCAAAGATGCCTTTAGATTTCGCATACTACTCGATCCAGCTCATAATGATGATGTTATATGACCAAGCCGGGGTAAGCCCTTAGAAGGGTTTAAATTATCAGGTGAGTTCCCGGGCCGCTGTGACAACTCCCCTATCTAAATAAAAAGCCACCTCAGTTTCAGGTGGCTTATTTCTTACCGGGATTACTTTTTATTAATCTACGCACAAAACCCATCTTCCAGCTACTTTCCCCAATGCGACCAACCAAACGCCCGCACGCCTAGCCACACAATAAACCGCCTCCATAGAGGAACCCCCGTAATCGCGGATGCCTCATAGAGAATCGCATCGGCTTGGACACGTGTACACGGGTGTGTGGTGTACAGAAAATCATGCACCGCCGATGCCTCCGAACTCGTATCCCCACACAACTCATACACCACGGGGATGCGGGGCACAGAGGCAAAGTCTGTAACAAACCCTACCGGCACCGTGATTTCCTTCCCTAGCACGTCCGTGTAATAAACCAGTGGAGCAGTCAGCCTCCACCGGCCATCATCGAACTCGCTAGCTGGTTCCACCTCCAGCTTAGTCCGAAAAGCGGCCCTCATTTTGAGAGTGCTGCCGTGATGGAAGCAACCAGCGACGCGCGAGCATCGTCATCGATCTTTTGAATCACCGCCCACTGCTCCGGGGTAAACGTCGTCGTGCCTGCTGCATTCGCCGCTTGAATCATCGCGGAAATCTGCTGCGCATTGGCGATTGCTGTTGCGGCCGCATTTGTAGCAGCCAACAACAACGAGAGAGCTTCAGCTACTGAACCCATGACAGTACTCCTTACTTAAGTGGGGTGGCGGACAACTTCGGCAGAAGGGCTTGGGCCTGCGTCAACAACTCAGTTGCGGTGGTCAAATACCCCACAATTCCGGTCGTGTTTGTCGGTGCGGAGACTGCCACCAACTCACCAGCATCCAAGGCTGCCCGAGCTTTATCCGTCAGATCAAGCACTTGCTGACCTTGAGCAGTCGTAATGGTCCCTGCAGTCAATGCAGCAGCAGCCGAAGAACGAATAGCAGCCACAGTGCCGTAAGAGTAAGCAAGTCCTTGCGAGGGGCTCGTTGCCGGAGTCAATCCCAACGACGAACAGCCTGCCAATACAACAAACAACATACCTACTAGAAGCTTCTTCATATTTCCTCCTAGGGAGTGGTGGTAACAACGGTCGAGACAGGCGCTGCGGCAGCCACTGGAGCTGATTTCTTTGCAAGCAACTCTGCCAATTGTTCAGCAACTGCTGCCGGCGTGACCCCAGTATCTTTCGCTCGAAAAACATTCACTGCGAACAGATCCACGATCTTGTAGAGCTTCGCATACATCGTTCCCGGGACCGGCGTGGGAGTTATAGCAGCAACAGCCGAAGCGGCAACTACTACATGACTCGGGTCCGATTGCAGCCAGTCCAGAACTGCCATACCGAATTGCAGAGTATTCATACTTGCTCCTGTGAATATTGTGAAACTCCTGTGGACATCATAGTAGCCAATCGTTGCGCACGTGCGGGTGTTTGATCGGCCCATTTAGAATTGAGCATGCCAGAAGCAGCTGCCGAATACTGCCCCTGTCGAATAAAAATTAAAGTATTCCTAAATCCCAACAACCCCCCGATCCCCATCTGAAAGCACATATTAGCAAGTACCCTCTGTCGAACGTTGTTGAGATCAGTCCACCATTGCAGGTTATTGTCGAGGGAAGTGAAAACAGTCTGCAGATCTTCAGTCAGCAGTTGATTTACTTCATCATCATTCAGTGGGTAGGCCCAAACATCTGGCAATGGAGCAGCCTGCAAATTGTGACCAACTCCAACAGTAGGAATCCCGAGACTGTCATTATATGGCTCATATCTGACCCCCTCATCAATTCGCAACTCTGAAATCAACAGCGCCAAATTAGTCGGGTCCATCATCAATCTCCATTTTCTTTTTCAGTAGCAGCCAGGCCTTCACCCCCAGAAACCATATCTGCCCAACGATGTAAATCAGTGTGGCCAACTTAATCCATGTATCCAAATGATTCCCCAAAGTCAGCCAAACCGTCACACCCGCCGGGGGGGATACTTGGGCCGTGGCCACCATCAGATGTTTTTTGAGTTCATTCACGTTTAGCATCCAGTGCCCCGATGGGTTATTTATGCATATTACTTTTTATTAAAGTCTGTCGAAAACCCAAGTTCAATCTGCCCCAAAAATCAACATACTCACTGACCCGGGATCAACTGCAGCATTCGCAGTATTCGTGCAAGTAATCGTAACACTGTTTGTTGCTTCGGCTGACGCTTCACTAAATCCAGCTGTATTCGTAGTCACCCCATAGCAATTTGTGGCATTGACCATTGGGATTGCATACGTAACCACATACACCCCAACCCCGGTACGTACTACCGTGGAGATATTACTCGATTGCTGGATCGTGACCACTCCCGCCACCACGGCAAACCTCACCCAAGCAGCGGCTGACTGTAGCGAGGTCTTCGCAGTTCCTTTTGCCGTGTAAGTGGCCGCGTTCACGTCATTAAGCCAACTACTAACAATCGGATTGTTCTGATTGTAGTCTTGAAATTGTGTTGAAGCCATTACGGAGACCCTCCACCTATTGTATTTCCAGATCCGGCGTTAACTATATTTGTCCCATTACCGAAGTATGCATTAGACTGCACGTTATTCCCTGTAGATCCAGATCCCAATTGAATCCCGTCGCTTTTCATCTGATTAAAGGAATTCCCTGTAATAACATTTGGCCAGTTATTTATAGTCCCTGAAATCACTAGCCCATTGTTTCCGGCTGGGGATCCATTAGCGGGCTCGAAAGTGTTGTTTGCGATGACATTGTTCCCCGCAAAAGACATGAAAATACCATTTGCACTATTTGGAACCAGGAAAATATTTCCAAATATCTGAGCACTTTCAACGCCAGTGGAAAGGAAAATCCCATTTCCAGAGACATTAAACTGATTTCCATACACCAGCAATTCATCTAATCCCGCTTGCGAGGCTGGTGTTAAAATCCCGTCCACACCCCCGGTGAAATTGCTCTGTGCGACCGTCACTCCTTGAACCCACTGCGCGTACTCAATTCCGATATTGATGTAATTGAAAGTACATCCCTGAAATTGATAAACCACCCCCAACGCAGTAGATGTTCCTTGCAGCAAAACCCCTACAGTTCCAGCAGATGGCCCTACCCAAACATCATTAGTGAAATTAACATTAGAGACTGAAGAAACCAACACTCCCGTTGACCATCCATCTGTGACTACATACCCATCAGCTCCTCGGAAGGTCACCCCAGTGACATCGGACAAAGCGCTATTTGCGGGATTTGAAACCGTTGACACACCCTGACTAAAAAACAATCCTGTGTTTGACGAAGCGGCAATTGCCGAAGCAATTGTCATATCCCTAACATGGGCTGAGTTATAGGGCCCCTGAAAGATAATCGTCAGCAAACTTGCGGAGGGTTTATTAAAAGTCAGGTTTGTAAGGTCAGCTCCTGCCCCTTTAATAGTGATCGACCCCCCAGTAGAACTCGGAAATGTATAAGAAATCGAATTCGTAAAAGCATAATTTCCTGGAGGAAAGTACACACAAACCTTTCCTGAGGTCTGTGCCGCTACCACTGCATTAAACGCAGTAGAATTATCCCCCATACCTGTATTAATCCCCGCGTAATCCATAATCGAGGGGCAATCTTTGCTTTGTGCAACAAAGGCCGTTGTAACTAGTTGGGTCGTGTTGGTGCCGAAGCTAGCTGTAGGGGCTGCAGGGATTCCCGTGAAAGTCGGGGAATTGATTGGCGCTAATCCGGCCAACCCTGACAGGGGAACGAAATTCCCCGTTACAAAAGCAGTTGTAGCTAACTTGGTAGTGCTGTCCCCGATCCCAGGGGTGGGACCGGTCGGAGACAATGTAAAAGTAGACTGCCCCGCGAAATTCGAGGTCCCTGCCACGGTCAAATTGTTAACCGGGAAGGTTTGCCCAAAAGCCGCTGAGACACAAACTCCCAGCAACAGACCTGCAATTAGTTTTTTCATACCGAAACTCCAGCAGCATCTACCCAGACAGAGGGTGAAAGTTGGCTAGCCCAGACCATAAATCCCAGGGTAGTGTCGAAATAAGGCTGCCCTACAAATGTAGGAGTGGGCCGGGAGGTGGTCGGCCCCGAGGGAGTTCCCCCAATCGCTAAAAAAGAAGCCAACACCGACAGTGGAATATCTGCTGTCTGGCCTGTAACCACCCCCGTTACTGTATCCGTCGGCTGAAGTGTTCGGCCGTTTAATGGATATGATCCTTGCTCTGCCATGGCAGACTCCTGTTAACGACGACGACGGGCACCAATAAACCCATAGGCGCTCATAGTGCTGACAGTGAAATTAGACTGTGCCACTAAGTATACAGTAGTGGTAGAGGCAAGACTCAATCGGATAGTCGGGATGGCTCCGCCGGCTGTGGTTGTAACTCCTGCGGCAAAGCCCGGGGAGAAGAACACAGAACCGGAAGTGTTGGTTGCGGAAGTAGTGCTCGCAGAGCCTCCAAAGAGCTGTACAACTGTAGTTGCCCCGACATTGAAATCGACAGCTCCAAAGACATCCCAATCTCCCGCCGTCAGGGAAATTGAAGTCACATTAGCAGGCGTTCCAGAGGTTAGACTAACAGCGGAGCCGGAGGCCACAGTGCTGGATATGTACTCCCCCACACTCCCCGCATTGGCGTTGTTGTTGGTAGTGGTGCCGACGATACCTGCGGTTTGGGAGGGGGTAATAGTACTGCTGGCGGTTATTGTAGTACCGGCTATTGCATTCCCGTTTACGAACAAATTAAAAGTATTGCCCGTACCATTCAACGTTCCATAAATAACACCGCCCGTAAATTGCGTAAAACCGTTCGGATTTGTATTTGCAGTTGCCCCTGCACCGGCATCAATTATGCCACTGTTGGCCGCGTTCATACCCGAACCGCTAGCCCCAGATGCAGTTACTCCAACGACATTGACATAGCCGCCATCGTTCGATTGAACTCCATTTGTTCCGCCAGTGATGGTCGAGCTATTACCTTCAATATTGCCGCCCTCGTTTGCATAGAGTCCGTAGGTATTGCTGTTCAGGGTCATGTTGTGCGCCCAAGCCGCACCGCCATTTTGCGCTGCGGCTCCCGCCACGTTATTTCCTGTTGCCGTCCCCCCATCAAAATGACCACTTCCCCCGACTTCGGCGAGAAATCCAAAGCCTAAATTATTTCCCGCAGTCGTATCACACGTATTAGTGGATGTGGCATTTTCAATGTCTACACTACCCGACCAGCGGGCCAGCACCCCAGCATCTCCAGCTTCTGTTATTGTCAAACCCGTAGGAGAGCTGATACTTGCCCCCTGATCCGACAATACCCCATAGTACATTTTATTGATAACGACGTGTGCCCCAATCTGAGTCCCGGAACCTGTGCCGTAAGCATCGAAAGCTGCCCCGTACACATTAGTGTTCCAACTACAGTGGGAAACCCAACCGGCAGTCCCATTGATTGTAAAACCGTCGATCAGATGGATACGTTGCCCACGGTAAAACTGAAATCCCATCCCATTGTTGGCATTGTTTACGTTAATGACGACACTTGCCGGGGTTGTCGTGTTCCCAATGATGGAAACTTGATCCCCCTGGGGCACTGCGCATTCGATATTCGACCAGGAATACGTGCCATTAGCTACCTGAATCGTTACGCTGGCATTTGTATTAATTACCACCGTACCGAGGTAATTGCAGGCGGCCTGAATGGTTGAAAATTGGGAAGGAACATTGAGCGTCGTGTTTGCTGAGATTATCGGCGCTGCCCCAATACCAGCTGAAGTATCTACAGGCCACACATCGGTTTTGCCGTCAGTCTGAAGAAGGACTGAGGTGGAGTTAGTAATTCCTTGTGGCAACACATAACCGCTACCGGTTGTACCATCCGCTCCGTTGCTTAGAAACACCGTGACCGTAAAAGCACCAGTCGTATTGTTGACGAAGGAAGGACGACGGGAAGCTGTGTTGAAGGTGCCGTTCGCGATAATGAACGTGACATTGCTGGTCAGCACGCCGGTCAGAATGACATTTCGGTCCCCCGGCGGAATCGGGGTAGCCATAATCTGAGCCCCGTTGGAGTAACCCGTACCGCCATAGAGGACTTGGGCTGCCGTAACGGAACCCCCCGCCCCTATAGAAGTAATTCTAATAGTAGCATCGGCATTGCCTCCGGCGAGGGTAATCAAATCCCCAACGGCATAGCCAGTCCCGGGAGCTGCAATAGTTAGAATTGACCCGATCACCCCACCAGACGCGAATACGACAGGTTGGAACCCGCTGCCCAGGGTGGCTTGGTTGTACGTACCGCCGGCAATAGTAAGTGGAACCGTCGTGGTCGAACGGATGATCTGTTGATTGACAAAGGCATCTGTCGCAAACAACGTGGAGTTGTCATTCGTGGACTGCGTGACCGAATTGCCAACGACCGTACCGGAGAAGGTAGCTCCGGTTAGAGGGGCGTACAGGAGGAACTGCGAGTTGAGTTCCTGTGCAGTTAGCAGCTGCCCCGGAGTGAATTGTGCACTGGCAAGAGCAGACCAGAGCAATCCGCACACAAGAAGGAGTCTTTTCATAGGAGGATGCTCTCGTTTAGGTAGAAATCAATGTTGAGGCGCGCGCCGTAGCCACCCGGGGGAGGGGGGAATTCGGCAGAGGGCGTGTTGGGTGGGTAAATTGGATAGCCATTCGTATCGAGAATTGGGCAACCGTAGGTATCCTGGATAGCCCAACCACGATACTGGACGATGGACGGGTAGAAAGCAGTGTTCACGTAGGAAGGGGTAGCACATCCGGGAATGGCGAATCCGGGAATGGCGTTGGTTCCCTGTAGGGTGCAGTATTCGACATACGGGAATTCCGTGTTGTCACAGAGGGGTGGCTGGTAGGGGCGAGACCATGGGACGGATTGGTTGTCCTTCACCCCACGCAGGAAATCCTGGGGATTGCGAATCTCTTTGTGATGCTTGCAGACATACAACCCATTCCACGTGAACATGGCGTTCTTGGATTTACCTTTCGCGCCGCATAGGTCGCAATAGTAATTCCAGTTTCCGTCGGAATAGTAATCTGCTTTTCCTTGCCCCACTTTGAACTCCGTTTCCTACCGTGATTAACAATTAGTAAAACCGGGGGAAAACTAGACCACGGTTCCTGCCCCATTCACCCAAACTACCGGATTTAATGACTTACACCAGATCGGCGCTCCGATAGTCGTATCGAAGAGATGCTGCCCGATCAGAGGATTCACCGGCCTTTTCGCTGTCGTTGCCGTGGCATTGAAATTCCACATTACAGTAGCCTGCAGCTGCTGCAGCCATTTCGCATCAGTCCCTGCAGGAGGAACCGGTGGCAACACGTATGCGTTAGTTCCGGCCATGGCAAGCTCCTAGTAGATCCAGCTAGTGCAGTAGCCATACTTCTGCAGAACGGGGAGTTGCGCTTCGAGGCGGTCCCCAATGTCGGTTCGATACATGGGAGAATTCGGCATCTCAATAGACTCCAAATTCTTGTAAGCCTTTTCCGTTGCCTGTTTTACCGATTTCCCACAACCCGTGACAACGCACACTTCCGTTCCAGCTGTTACCAGCATGGGGATTTTTTTCCCCTTCTCATCGAATCCCTCCCCCAATTTCATATGCACAGGGTGGAAGTTATAGCGAATCTTATCAACACCCCAAACAGGAAATCCCTGTAGCTTGTCGAGGCTGGCTTTCATATAGGGAAAATCCGGCATTGCGACGAGTATTCCTGCAGCAATATCTGGATCTGGTTGGAATGTGTCACGCCCCTCAACAAGATCTTTCATCCACCCGACCACATCCGAATAGAGAATTTGTTGGATATTGAAAATCGGCCATCCTTTTCTGCAAGTAAATTCCAGGGGATTGAGTTTTCCCTTCCTAGAACCTTCTGTTCCAACCATTACAGCCACATCAATATAACCGGTATACCCGCATCGAATCAATTCGGCTTCTACAGGTAAGAGCAATTCCCTAGCGAGTTTAGATTCTTCCGCCCGCACGTACTTCATTACCGTGCCCATTTCACCAGTATTGGGACCTTTCTCTCCATTCATTAGTTTTTTGTGCTCGAAGTTCTCTAGGAAGTAGGAGGCAAACCCATTTCGACCTACCCAACCACCTACAGCTACCTCAATTCCCGGACAGAATTCCTGAAAAATGAAAGAGCATTTCTTTTTGATTGTCCTCTTCCAGTATTCCAGCATGAAAATCATATCTTTTGCTGATTTCGACACATAGGAAAGCTCTTTCCCCACGTCAGCACAGGGTTTGCACACAAACCGCTCATCCCAATGCTCTTTTTGATATGCAATAGCCTGATCAAAATTGGTGAATTTCACGTCCGGGAGGCATTCAATTCCACATTTAGTAAGAATCTCCACCCCTTTTGTTCTGTCCAATTCCCAAGAGGCTCCTTCAAGATTCGCCCCAAAAATGGGAAATCCCCGATTGCGCCACCCTTCGAGTTCCTTCATATACTTACTGCAGTCGGAAACTAGAATCAAATCCGCCCAATTCATAGAGCCGGAGATTGTCGGGACTTTATTAAATAGCCCATCCCCTAGAGGATCACGCTCATTATTGTCCTGAGGGCCTAGGAAATAGCGAACGTCATGCCCCTGCGCCAGGCAGCGAAGTGCAAAATCCACATAGTGGCCGTAGGGATCGATGAGGAAGAGTTTCACTACCTAGTTCCTATTATAAGTAAGCGCCGCGGTACGCGGGGACAACCTGTCGGAAATTCAATTGACCACTTCCTATTACAGCATCCCGAGCGGAGCGAGAGTCCCTACAATGTGTGGGCTGAGCACTGCTTACTTCAGTAGTAAGTACGTGCGCGCGCGAAGTAGCAACTACTATAAAGGGAGGAGCTACTGAAGGGAAGGGCTGAGGGGGAATGGAGTAGCGACGTGAGGGGCACGGCGTACCGCCGGGATTTCGTACCGGGATTACTAATTAGTAATTCCCGCCGAAAACCGAAAAACTAGACTGAATTGAGAGAGCAATCGACTACTAGAAAATTGACCTCCGTTTGGCTGGAGCGCAAAACCGGAGAACCGACCCTAGCTACAGAACGACCGCCCGGGGGGCGCTCTTATTATGACGTCGTCAATACAACCTGTCAATAGGGTTTTCCCCTAGGTTTTAGTTTCCCCCGTACTTTACTTTTTATTAATCGCGGAGGAAAACTACCCCACAGTCGCCAGAATCTTCCTCTCACATTCCAAATCCCGCAGCGCTCTAGAGATTGCCGTTCCCTCCTCCAAATAAACAGCGTGGGGATCGGCGCGAAACCTGGCTTCAAATTTCTTATTGGCTTTTTCAATACAGGCCCGAATCGCTTTTAAACGCAGGTCTCTCGGAAATTCCATTTGCAGCAAGCAAAGCCTCTGTTTAATGGTAAGTTCATATTTCCCTTGAATGGAAGACAGAAAATGCTTCGCTAATCCTTTCTGGTTTTCGGTTCCCACCAGCAGCCTTTCCACATGCTTGAGACTTATCTCCCTGTCCCCTTCTGGGTTGTAGTAATAGGTGACATCATAAGCAATATCCGCCGGAACTGGTATACGAATCAGATGACGTTTGTGGATAATGCGGGGCATGGAAGCTCTCACCAAAGTTGCCTATGTTGATGAGAATACTAGACTTAATAGTTACTGAAGTAAAGGGGGAGCTGTGATGGAGTATCGGCGGGGTTTTGTTTATGGGAATGCCGAAAATCTCGAAATCCCGCCCCCGCCATGCGGTTTTCAACCCCCGGTTGATGCTATGGCGTGTCCGCAAATCCCACGAGCCGTAGGCGAGGGTAGAACACTTCCCCACAAATCACTAATTATGCCGCCAGCGAATTTCCCTCTGAAATTACTATTTATTAATCCCGGAGGGAAACGACTAACCACCAGAGTTTTCATTAAAAATATAAACGGGCAGAATTATAAATTCTCGAAAACTCCCATCGTGCGAATATCTAGCAAGCCAGTCAACAGCATCAGCTTCTGATTCAAATCGAGTTTCCCAAATTTCGGTGTCGATGTCTTGTTTATACTGAATTCTAGCAACGCAATATTTCTTAATCATTCCCTTTCACCCCCGATATAGTTGCTGCCAGACGACCCAATCGCCGCGTAAATGTGACGCTGCACTAGCGTGACCGGAGGTTTCCCTGCGTAGGCTTTCATAAGTGACTTTACATCACTATCTAGAGCCTTCAGCCGCTCCGGGCTGATCATCTTCCCATCCTGCAGCATCGGTTTCAGCCTTTCATTCCATTGCTTTTGCAGAGTCGCTGGAGTCATCTCCGCTGTAATCTGCCTCACACTCCCTTCCAGTTGCTGCTTCCCTTGGGGGGTTTGACTGGCAATCCTCGCAGCCAGCCGGGTCTGCTCCGGCTTCCCATTTAAAAGAAGCTCACGAACCGCCTCTGGCCGCTCCCCGCCAGTGAGAATCGCCTTAAGCCCAGCTGCCGGAGCTGCCGCAGCTTTCGTAGCCTCCGTTGCAGCTTTCCCCCCTTCATCCAGTATTCGTTGCTGGTTCTTAACCGATTGCTCCGACATATCCGCAACACGACCAACCACTCCTGCCCTTTCCTTTGCTGCTACTTCCTCAGCTGCCGGGACCACTTTTCCAGCTCTTTTTGATAGTTGCTCACTGCTCTGTTCAGCTCGTTGCGCCGTTTTTTCAATTTTGCTGAGTCGCGTCGCGTAGTCATTGATGCTTTTTTGGAGGCCAGGTACTTCCCGCAGCCAGTCAGAATTCTTTTGAGCATACTGTTCTACCTGTTTGGCGGACATTCCTCGGAGTTGGGAACTAACGTAGGAGCTTCCAGCCCTTTGCACAAGTCCAGAATCTCCTGTAAGTTCTTTGAGGTCCCTAACCGACTGTTGAGAAGAGAAGAACTGCTTAGGTACTCCTTGCGGATCTGCCGCAAATCTCTCCGGATCGACCCGATCAAGAGCAGTTGCTTTCCCTCCGGCTCCTGTTCCAAACTTCCTAAGACCCAAAGAGGCATCATGATATTGCTCCTGCATCATTTGTTGAAGGTTCTTTCCAGTTTGGTCTTCCCCGGCGAATTCCTTCTGCACGTCGGAGATTTTGGAGTAGAGCTTGCCAGCTACGTCTTTCGAAATGGCCGAGTAGCCTTCCACATCTTTCCCACCAATCACATCGCCTAGTTTACGGCGGACTTGGTCAAGAGCCTTAAACGAGGGATTCTGAATCGCCTCATTCACCTGTCCATACACTCGCAAGATCCCCTGATCCGTAGTCGGTCGGGGGGAGATCTTCGCATCGGTCTTGGTCTTGATGTAGTCTTTCAAGCCCCTCATTGCAGGGATTTGATCGACGGTTTCCCCAGCTTGTTCCTTGCTCTTTACTATCTCATCTCGTTGGGTTTTCAGCGCATTGTAGTCAGCTTGTCGCGCGTCGAGACCTGCTTGATGCTGGGATTTCACCGCAGTTTGCAGTTCGGAGCCGATGTCAGATAGCTCTCTCGGCTGCCCAACCACCCGCAACGCGGGCTCTGCCTGCGCCAGCACCTTCCCGGCCGTAGCCATCCGATTTCCCGAGGCTTTATTCAATTCAGCAGCGCGCTGACGAGCTTCAGCAACAATCTGATCGGCACGTTTTTTACCATCGTCCAGAACCTTCTGAGCAGCTTTAGCATCTTGGGCTCCTACATCGGTTGCACGTTGTCGGGCGTCAGCCATTACTTTGTCGCCTGCGGATTGTGCTGCTTGGATGTTAGCATCCGCCCCATGCTGGAGCATCTGATGAAGGGCGTTAGCCGGTGCCCCCGCATCCTCGATACCACGCAAAGTAGCCGCCGCCTTTGCCACGTTAGCGGGGGTATTCGCCACTCCGAGGGTTTTCGCCACGGCTCCGAAGAGGCCTTCGGCTTTGCTGGCGAGAGCCCCCACTCCTGGAGTAACCATCCCACCAGCCAAGCGGGCCGCATCAGCAACTGGTTTATTAGCACCCTTTGCTTCAGCTGTTTGCCCTGCGGTTTCGGAGACCCCTCCCGAAAGAGCACCCTCAGCCGCTGTTGCCAATCGGGCAGAGCGCGCTGCAGCTCCTGCTTCCATCAGAGCTGTCCCAATTTCCGGGCCTACGTCTGGGATGAAGTTGGCTGCATAGCCCGCGGCAGTTAGCAATTCAGGGCTTACTGCTCCAAGGGCCCCTCCCAGAGCTGTGCTAGTTCCGATAGCCTCTAAAGCAGACTTAAAAGTAGGGGAAGGAACCGGCTTTCCATCTTCAGTAGTAGGTAAATTTGGCTTAAGATTGGCGAGACCCTGCTGCACGCGTTCTTTAGCCGTGGTTGCGGGTTTTTCTTCTTTAGCTGTGCCCGAAGAAATCTGCTGTTGAAGGATCTGGAAGGCCTGCTCCTTGGTAGAACCTTCGGGGCCGGAGACGGTATACGACTTTCCCTCAGGAGAATTAAAAGTGAAATCTGGCATTCAATGCTCCTTAACTGACCAACCGGCCGGAATCGGGGGGGCTGAAGTTCCGGCACCGGCATCTTTACCACCTGGCAATGCCTCCGCATTGTTAGAAGCTGCAGCATCTTGCACCTTATTCAGCAGATCCGAGTAAGTCCCGGTCATAGCAGCCAGCTTCTTCTTCTCTTTCCCAGAGGCTGCTGCCAGGATCTGCTCCGGGGTCGGAAAAGAATCGACGGAAGCCTTCGTTGCATCCCAACCCTTCCGAACACTCTGATCTGAGGGCGGGGGAGTGTTATCCA